ATCCCCACTAGCATAAGTATCCGTAACTATACCAGTAATAGGCGGTGCATTATACACTGTATCGTTTATTAAACTTACCAAATTTCCTGCCGTTATCTGTTCCCCTGCTGTTTTTAATTTTGCCTTAACTCCTACGATTAATCCTGCTAATCCTGCATCCATATTACACCCATACCTTTCCTACACTTGTTAATGCTCCACTAGTGTACGTTAATGTTTCATTCCACTGCTCTATTATTGTACTTCCATCTGTTGAGTATCTCTTGATATTTATACCCGTTAGATTGCCTGATGTATAAGTTAGTGTTGAACGTTGATAGTTGACCCCGCCAACCTTCTCAAGGACTTCTGTCAATGTTCCTGAGGTATAAGTTAATACGGAAGAATCTATTACGATATACTTTAACTGAGTATCAATTTCTTTAACTTTTGTCTCTGTTTTATTTAAATTTGTTGCATCAATCGGAGGACTTCCCCCAGCTACATACGTTGTCCTGTTGTAATCTCCTATTGCCATATTATCCCCTCACAATCTTATCAATTCGAGTAAACTGTATTTCCTCAGAATTAGTTTTTGTATGACTCCACAATATTCTGCTTATTAAAGTTCCAGCGTCTACTGTTCCAGTTGCAGTGCTTCCTCCGAATATTCCAATTTCCTCTATTTGTGATACTGCTTCGACATCTAAAACTATAAATGTTGTAGTTAATTGACCCGTTCCCGATACTGTTTTTTCCGTCAATGGAGTTCTAAATATTTCAGTTGCCAACTTAGTATCTGTATTTGTAACGGCTGTACTTCCAGTGCCTAAAGCCATATAAGATATTTCTAAATCTGTTGTTTCACCGTTTAAAACCTTTATAAGTTCATCCAGTGCTGTATTCATTACTCTATTTTTTATATTTTCTTCACGCAGAATATTTCTAGTGATCTTGTCGACTACTTTGATATTCCATGTTCCTTGCCATCCCATTTCCTCAATCATTTACATCTACCTCCGTTATCAAAGTGCCAGGATATAGCGTTTCGCTTGGATATAATGTTTCACTTGGATATAAGCACTCAAATATTTGTATATTAGTAGTGCTTTCATATCCTTCTGATTCTGTTTGTAGATTAAGCAGTATTAATACCTCATTTTCATTAATTGAATAGTCACTAGCTGTCTTAAGTAGATTTTTGAAATAAGTTTCCCAACCTCCAACGCTCGCACCATCTAGGGCTTTAACACTATAATTTATGCTATTTGCATCTGCTGGAGTAATGCCAACACTCTCAATCAAAAAAGTACTACTTATGCCATACAAAGTTTTGTTAATAGTCAATATTTGCCCTGCCTCAAGTCCTGCAACCTCGGTTGAAAATGATATAGTATCCTTGATTTCTCCATAGGTTTCAATTAGTCCATTTGCATATTCCACGGCTTGACTAGCAAGGTTAATAGATTTCTCAGTACTCAATAATTCGTATCTTCCTTGAGCCATAATTTCGGTAGGGCTTTCAATCTTTACGAATAGGTTTCTCAATCCTTTATAAGTAACTCTAATTTTATCTACCATTGCCAGTACAGCTTCACTGGTTTCTTGTGTTATGATTTGAGACTCGTATGTCCAGTACCATTTTTTACCCGTATCTAGTCCATTGATCCCTATATCCGAACTATCCACAGCAAACCACCCTGCACTATTTTGGTTAATCTCAATCGTAGGTTTTGAGGATACTGGAAATCTTAAAGTAAAACTTCGACTTGAGCCGTCAGGAGCAGGAGAAGGAGTTTCGGACGTTTGTGTGGCGGTCACTCCTTTTCCACCTCGTACATATTGCACATTTCTATAATCATCCATGTTGGACTCTTGCTGAAATTTAGTGTGCTGAACACTAGAACTTAAAATAAATGGTGCTAAATTAGTCGAACTCTCAAAGAATTGTAACTTTTTATCCTTGTCAATGTTCCAGTTATAGCCAGTTACACTTTTGATATAATCAAGAGCTGCACTGCACTTAATATAATTAAATACAGCTTTTGAGATAGTAGGACCATCTGCAATAATTCCTGCCGTTACTCCTTCGTCACTCAAAACCTCAGTGATAATATCATTTACTATGTATCCTGCTGTCTGTGATACATAAGTTTTTGCAATTACTCTTTTGTCAGCTAATGCACAATTGTCAACAATATCTAAGTCATAATAAAGATAGTTTGGCGAATCCTCGTATTTTCTCATTCTAAGAATTATTCCCTCAAATATCTTTGTTGCGCCGTTAAACATTTGAAACTCTGCACCTTCGACAATGGTAGCTAATTGAGAATCTATGACGGTTACTGTTAGCGTGGATCGTGCATTAATCTTATCTGATATATTCCAATTTGGAGAGACTTGTACAGCTTCTGAGTTAACAAAATAAGTCCTTGCCATTTATGTCACCCCTAACGTTTTAAGCCGTCTAACTAATAGATCTCCTAGCTTGTCAGCATCGTTGGAATTCATCATGCTATTTCCTGTTATAACAATATTTATACTTTGACCAGCTGATGACCCACTTGATATTTTATGATTTGGAATAATGGTCCCATTTTGACTAGATGTAAATATCTCAGGACCTTGTTCACCTACTAAATATGTTTGTCCTGCATTAATTGACCCACCACTTGCCCTAGCTTCAAGTCTTCCGCTATCACTGCTCATACTACTGCTACTACTTTTCCAAAACGATAGCTTATCAGCCACCCATGATACTTTTTCTGATATATAACTTGATATACTAGTCCAAACACTTTTAATCCCATCCCACAAAGCATTAAACATATTTGACCCTGCTGTCTCAAAACTGGTTATTGCATTATTAAATATAGTTGATATTTCGGTTATTTTTGTATCTATCCAGTCTTTTATGGCTGTAAATATTTCCGTTGCCTTAGCTTTTATAGTATCCCAGTTTTGATAAAGCGCTACTCCTGCTGCAACTAATAAGCCTATAGCAATTACAACTAGCCCAATCGGACTCGTTATAAATGCCATTACAGTTGCAAATGCCGTTCCCACTGTTGTAGCTAATGTTGTAACAGTAGTCCATGTTGTTGTTGCTAATGTAACCGCTCCAAGTCCTAGAGCATATAACCCAAAAAGCGTTGTTACTGCTCCAATTCCTGCGCCAAGGGGTATTAAAATGAGCCGATATTTTTCAAACCAATTTATCAAACTTTGCACTATGGTAGGGATATAATTTAACGCTGTTTTAATCTCTGCAAATGCTGTAACTACAAATGTTTGAATCTTAGGAATATTAGGTTGGATCCAGTCCATCAATTTAGTAAATGCTGGTGCTAGATTGTTATTAATAAATTTTGCAACTGTATCTACTAAACTAATAATATTATCAAAGGCTATTTTAGTAACTTTTTGTATAGTAGGTATATTACTTGCTATCCAATCTGCAAATTTGCTAAAATATGGTATTAATTCAACTGTTAATTTAGCACCTAATGACCCAAATTGCTCTTTTAAGTCCCCCATGGCTTTCTTGTATTTTGCGCTTGCTAAAACTCCATCGTCACTCATAACTAATCCTAGATCGTGAGCACGTTTCTTAAGGTCATCCAGTCCTGCACTACCTCTATTTAAAATTGGCAATAATTCCGTGTAACTTCCGCCAAACAAACGTTGTGCTAAAATGTTTCTTTCAGTAATATCTTTCATCCCTGATAATTTTGTAACAGCTTCTTCAAAGAGTGTGCCAGTAGGCTTCAATTTACCCCCAGCATCAGTTACACTAATACCTAAGTTTTTAAAGGCTTCCGTTGCTCTCTTACTCTCGTCATCCGCTTTGCCCATTGTTAACCCAAGTTTATTAATAGCATTTTGCATTACTTCCGTACTACTTCCAGTTTTTTGGAATATATATGCCCACTCTTGCGTATCATTAATAGACAATTGAGTTGCTACAGATAACTTTTTCATTGATGCAGCAGTTGACATTGTTTTATCTGCCATTGCTAATAATCCACCTGCTGCGGCTCCTGCACCTAATAATATTCCTGCCCCCCATTTGGCAGCAGTTCCAACCATAGATGATAACTTTCCGCCTAAACTATCTGCTTTTTTATCTGTCGATGATATACTCTCCTCAGCTTGCTTGGAGTCAACAAAGATGCTACCAAAAAGTTTAAATATTTCCATTATTATTCACCCCCTCATGTATGCCCTGATGAATTTTTCTTAATTCTTCTGCTTTTGCAATCATTTCTTCAGCAGTCTGCTTAGGCTTCTTAGGTTTTTCAGGCTTCCGTTCTTTAAATTTCCCAAATGGTACAAATGTTTCTTCTGTCATATTTGGATATACAGACAACCAAACTTCCCAATCCTTATGTTCTACTGTTTTTTCAATAGCTTTGTTAATTAATTTAATACCATCTTGCCAAGGTAGATTATAAACAAAGTCTATGTTTTGGTATCTACTTAATAGCAAATCAATAATTTCAAAGTCATCTATTGACTTGCTTGATTTAAAAAACTTTCTATATCGCTCATATTTTTAAATTCTTTTATAATTTCAAAAGTTTCAGCGATAGATAAGTTAGAAACTTCTTCGCTCGTAACTCCTTTTAAGTCAGCTAAAAAGTCTGTAACCTCATTTTCAGCCATGTATAAATTTTCAAATACAGATAAAA